GGCTCTATTATATCAAAATTCCAAGCCACAAACAAAAAAGCCACCTGATTGGGTGGCCTCTTTAGGGAGATTATTATGAAAAAGGTAAAATAAAATCTTATTAAATCAACTCTCTTGGAGGGTGTCCCCTCCAACTCCCCGACCTCTGGACAAGGTCTATTTTTTTTGAAAAAAAATTTTAAAAAAACTTCATCAAAATGCTTGACTTTCTCGGTGTACCGTGATATAATATAATCAAGATAAGGAAAGGAGGTGAGGAAGTTGAACAAAGAAGATTGGCTTAGGTTACTTGAAAAGGCGATAGATAATATCCCTGAAACGGTAACTGCTATAGCAAGTCTGGTGACTGCAATAACAGTCGCAAGGCAAAACAAAAAGCGTAAACCCGAATCCCGCAAAAGAAAAAGGTAAACGCTAAGAGGTGGGGGCGAAAGCCCCTCACACCTCTATTTTATCAAATGAAAAGAGGAAAAGCAATGGTTAGTGCAATAGCTATTTTTATAATTGCAATCAATGTATATATCTATCTAAAAAATAAAAAGGACAAATAATATGAGAAAAGTTATTCAAGAATTATTAGACAGCCCGATGTCTACATCTGCTATTTCGCAAGGCGCTGGAATTCCTTGGACTACTGTTTCTGACCTCAGAAAAGGAAAAACAAGCATGGACAAAATGGCGCTTCTAACGGCAGAAAAGCTCTATGAATTTGCTACAGCTGATAAGCAGTGATTTCGGTCACTGCTTTTATTATTGCAAACAAAAAACCGCAAGCTACTGCCTGCGGTTGGTGTAATCTAATTTGAAAGTCCTTTCTGTTTTTATTTTTCTTCTTTTGGTTTATCAACTATAGTGATAAGCCCGTCTGGTTCTGTTTTGAATGCTGGGTCTGTGTGAAGTTCACCATTTGCCTTCAAGTAATACCAGCCGTCTCCCGATTTGATGAATTGTTTAGACAGCATATAACCATCTTTTTCTTCCATGAAGTACCACGTTTCACGGTATTTCACCCAACCAGTGGCCATGCGACCGTCTGATTTGAAGAAATACCATCGATGGTTTAGGAACATCCATCCTGTGACCATTGCCCCACGCTTATCAAGATAGAACCAGTCTTTACCATCGTTGAACCAACGATTGATTAGGCAGTATCCACGTTCATCGAAGTAGAACCACTCATTGTTGATTTTCTTCCAGCTTTTTGTTGGATAAGAGCCATCCGACTCCTCCCACCACCAACCTGTTTCATTGCGTTTCCACCCAGCTTCAGTAGAGATACCGCCTTCAATATCATTTTTAAATTGTTCACGGCTAATGCCCCATTTTGCCAAGTAAGGGTAGGGATCCACATGGTCTGAGTAGTTTCGAGGTTGGTTATATGTGCAATATTGATGCGTCTTGATTCCTGCTAGGCTGTCAGAGTCCAGCGTTTTCGGAATTCCTGCTTCATCAGCAAGGTTGCGCAAAAGCTCAACATAGAGCTTATAATCACGCATAAACTCTTCTTTTGTGCTATGACTTTCAATCAGTTCAACTTGACCGTATCCTTCAACGTTCCAGCCACCTCCTACATCGTAGGCTCCCATGTCTGTGTACCAGGTCTGCATTACGCGGCCGTTCCCAACAACGTGGGAGAAGAAACCTGAATCAACAGGACGGCGCATGTGGTAGTCTGCTTCATTTTGAGCTGTTGAGTTTGGATTCCCAGTTGAATGAGCATGAATCTGACGATATGGTTGTTCTCCGACCTGCGGTAAATCAGTTCTTAGTCTACTTGTATCAATATCCATTATTGTTCTCCTTCGTTCTTGTCGTTTTTATCGCCAGATAAACGCTCAAATGCCTTAATGATAGGTTGGAAGATGGTCACGTTACCTTTTAACTTACGGTAATTTTCGATGAGTGACTGGAATGTAAAAAGCAAATATCCCAGGTAAATCGAGTATAGAAATGCGAAACCTGTCTTCTCAGGTAGCAAGACAGACATCGGAATCAATACCATCAACAAGAGAACCCCAAGAATTTTTCGAATCAGGCCGTTAATGCCAATCTTGCTCTTGTATTCAATTTCTGGATTTGCAATTGCTGCAAACGTCCCTGATGCAAAATCTACGATTTCTAGAATTACAATTAAACTTAAAGCATACAATACCAATCCGTCCTCTGTTTGGATTAGACTTCTAAAAAAGTTAAACAATTCGATTTTCATATATTCTCCTTTACTGAACAGGTTTTGTCTCTAATTCATTAGATGTTTGAGTCTGTTTGTCGTTTTTTGTTCCATCCCATTTCCAGACGGCAAGTAAACCATTTTGAGATGGTACGCCTTCAAGTTGCTTGATAGATTCGCCTTTGTAAGTAAAAGCCTGATTTGTCTGAATCAAGACACGCTTTCCTTCGCCATTCAATTCGACGTGTTCAAGATCTTCAATCACAAACATATCACCCGGTTGATAGACCTTACCTTCCTCTACAAGTGGGAAGAGTTCGACAAGTTCCTTGTAGGTTGTTCCGTAGGAGATTTTTTCACCCATGATAGAATCTTGAGCCATGACTCGTACTACTTTATCGATTTTGTTTGCAAGTGCAGAGAGTCTGTCCTGTTCGCTCTTGTTTTGCGCAATCTGCTGCTCAGCTTGTTCAAGCTTATTCTGTGCCTGCACAATCGCAGAACTTGGGTCCAATTCAGACTTGAGAACATCCAGCACTGCTTGAATCAAAACGTCTTCTGGTTCGTTTGTACGGTCTCCATGGAACGATCGTGAGTTAGTGCTGTAGCGATTTCCTTCTGATAATTGAATTTCTACCACCGTCTCAACGTTCGAGCCAGAAATTCTTAAGTACGGTTTTGTTGATAAGTTATAGCCATTGATTGCCATGTTTATGCTCCTTCTGCTGGTTTAGTTTGTTCATCAAGCAGAGCTTCCAGCTCCTCCACTCGTGCTTGAAGTCTTTGATTTTCTGCCACTTGTTCATTCAACTGAATGCTCAAGAGATTACTTGTAATCATCGAATTTGTTGAGGCTGTTGACATTTCACTAATTGTCATTTGTAGGGCTTGGTTAAGCTGTTCTGCGTTCATTTTCTAAGTTCTCCAATCTTTGTGTTAATGTTTTGTTTTCAAGAGCAAGCTCCTGAATAGCTTTAAGTGCGATATTGGTTAGTCTGAGATTGTCCAGATTCAACGTGTCTCCGTTCTCGTAAACAAGCGTAGGATCTACCGCTTGAACTTCCTGCGCAATCAAACCAATCTTAGTGTGTGCTTGTCGTGGTCTATCCTCTTGCTTCTTCCAGTCGTATTCCTTGAACTTGAATTGCTGGATATAATCAAGAGCCTTGTACCTACAGTCAACAATATTGTCCTTCAGACGTCTATCTGAGAAATGCTTATTGACTATCGTCCACAAACTGTATGCTTTACCGTTATAACTATAGTAAATATCATTTCCTGAACCACCAAAATCCAGAGAAACAGATGAATTCCAATAGCCAATAGTTGCTGTGCTTGATCCATTGATAGACCCTTTTCCGGTCTTAAACCAGCCAATTCCGTTCGCTTTGATGTATCCCTCTACTGTTAATAGGAAGTCATCACTTCTGCTTGCGTAACCACCAGTAGTAAAATCCGAGTCTTTGTAAATGAAGAGGCCATAAGGGACATTCTCTCCACGACCGTAAGAACCAATGAACTGGACACCCAGCCCATCTTTGGCATTATAGTCTCGTGGTACGTTAATCTGTAGACCACCATTGACAGTATCAAACGAACCATAAGCTCCTAGTTGGATTTTAGTGTGGCCTGTTAATGTTCCACCAAAGATATTCGCACCTCTAATGGTTCCACCGTAAATCCTATCACCGCTTAAAATACCTGAACGAACCTGACTTGCATCAATCGCAACACTCTGAACACGATTAATGAAGGCTTGCTTGGCAAATAGTTGACTCAAGTAAGCTTCATTTGCGACAAGCTTATTAAATAAAGCCTGGTCAACTTTCAGCTTCTCAGCTGTGACCGCTTCAGCATCTAAAACAACAGTAGTCACCGAACCTGCTTCAAAATTGGCTGTCTTCAGTTTGTCAATCATAGCTGACTTGATAACAGCTCTATCAATCAATGTCTCGCCAGTAATGTGGGTCAGCTTCCCGTCAAATCGGTTATGGCCATTAGCGCCCAAATTAATCCCAGAAATCAAATCGCCTGCGCTATTAATATTCTGAACAGACCACGAGCCAGCCAGTTGACTTTGAACCGAGCGAACGGCTTCGTTAGTATCTTCTGGAGATGGTTGCCATGGTCGTGTCACTGTGCCTTCGTAGACATCGACATCTCCGAACAAGAGAATTGCAACATCGTTGTCATTCGTTCCGTTGTTATCAATGCGAATGAACCCTTCGTCACATTCTCCTGAATTAAAAGTGTAATTCTTTCTGACAGCTTCGTTTGATGAAAACTTAACATTCTCAACCAATGTTATAACTCTTGTAAATGTTTGATTTTCTCCGGATTTTCGGCCAAGAAAATAGATAGTCGATCCCTTCATGTTCCAGGTATTAAAAGCTGTCAAAGATACCGTATAACTTGTGTTCCGCTTCAAAGAGAATCGAATGCTTGAAGTTGGAACAGTCTCTCTCGTACGATTATCCAAAAAGAAAAGCTTTCTCTTCTGGTTATAAAAGAAAGGATGCGTTCCTGTATGTATAACAGGATTTTGACCAATTTCCCAATATCCCCAGTTTTTGTTATCTTGTGGATTTCCGCTATTTTTTATAAGATTTGGTCCGCCTTGAGATGCATACTTACTAACCTCAACCTGAAACAGTTGATTAGTCAGAGCCATGCGAGCGACCTTGTTAGAGATGTCATTCTCGTTGCTACCGATGATGCGCTCGTATAGCCGACTTGTTTCTTGAACTCGCTGGAAGTCTGTCTGATTAGCCTTGTTAGCAATCTGCGATGTAATGCTTGCAAATTGACCATCAACTGTCTGCTTGTATTGAGCTATTTTGGTAGCAATATCATTGTTAGTCTGCGTGCTTATCGCACTGAAACGACGTTCAAGACCTCTCACATCCTCTTGATAAGTTGATTTCCCAACGTAGTCTCTGGATATCTGTTCACGGACTGCTGTCGCTTGTCGTGCGCTCTCTTCTCGAGTGTATCTTCTCAATGCTTCTTGTCGCTGACCATCTTGACCAACATAGCTCTCGACTGCTAACATTTTAGCAGACAATCCATCAGCTGTTTTCTGAAATTCTGTTTTAGCTAGAGTGATTTCGCTTTTGGCTCCAGAAATCAAATTGTTCGTATCGGTTTTAAGCTTAGCAAATGTCTCGGTCAGACCAGCCACATCTTGTCTGACCTCTGATTTCGTCGCAAATCCGTTCATCTGGCCAGTCATGCGACTAAGGGCCTCTGTGGTCGTTCTGCGATATTCTGAAGCTTGATTGACCTCACTTGTGACAGTACGTTTCAAGGCGTCCAAATCACCCGACAGAGCCGTCTGAGCGCTCGTGGCCTGTGACTTGAATGCTTCAAGTTTAGCAATCGAATCTAGACTAATCCGCTTGGCTTCTTGAGCGAGTAAGCTACTTGCGCCAGCGTTTCGCAACGCTTCTTCAGCCCTGCGCTTGGCTTCTTGTATCGAAGCGTTGTCAAAGCTGTCGAAACGCTGATTGATAGTATCAGAGAGTTCTCTTTTAACTTCTTCAGCTTTAGCCCTAGCAAGTTCGATACCGTCCAAAATTTCCTGTCTAAGCAATCCAGCTTGATGATCAAAGTCTAAGTCAGCATTTTGAAGAGCCTTTTCGAGGGCAATTTCTTGTGCGGTTCCTGTCACACCAAGGATTGCATCAGCTGCGCTAGATAAGCCACCAGAAGCTCTAGAACCACCAGTTCCTGCCTTATCATCAAAAGTCAGAGAGATATATTCTTCCTTCAAAGCGTCGAACTCATAAGCAATAGCTTTCTTGAATGCATCGACATTGTGCTTCCAACTCTTGAGATTGACCGTATCACCCATATGGACCACTTGCCCATCAAGTTCATAGGCTTCAATCTTGACAGCATCAGAGACCTTGTCAATGCCCTCATTTGAAAACTTAGCCTGTGCCCATTTCTGCAACTCTTCAGCGCTCTTTGCGTTATTGTTCTCATACTCTTTTTCATTGATATAAGGGTATGAGTTGATAAGAGGACTATCAACAGTCACTCTGATGGTCGTTTCCTTTTCAGCGCCTTCAGGTTTAAAAGTCGATTTGGCATGGATTCTTGTGACAACATTCTGACTGTTTTTTGTACGTTGGTAATCCTTCAGACTTTTGTGCGTTGTAATAACAACACCACGATTCTCACCACGACTCTTCTTGATAGTCATTGCAAAGTTATCACGAACCAGCTCGCCTTCCCATGTACCAACAATGCTGTGCTTACCGTCCAGCAATACAGAGTATAGAGTTTCTGTTTCAGTCGTATTGAAGGTCCTACGATCCTGGATATCACTGTTGAATGAGAAGTCCCCAAGAGCCGTTTTGGTATTTTGAACCATGCGAGAAAGAGCCATGCCACAGCTCTGACCAGTCACACTCACTGGCGTTATAGACCGTTGCATCACATCGTCTGAAATGTGATAGGCTGTGATTTCCAGATGGTCATTGTGCTCAACAGGTTTCTTGATGCGAAATAGCTGCGCACCAAGAACAGGAGTCGGCGCTTTTATCAACATATCTTCTTGAATAAGTTGATAAATACCAGAGTCAGAAATAGGATATTTCACAGTTAAGGTGAAATCGCTATTCATGGTCTCTTTAACAATCGCCGAAGTTGCTTCATGAAGTGGCTCCCCGTTCCATCGAACAGTTCTTACATCTTTATTAAGTAGATAAAGCAATTATGCCCACCCCCAAACCGTTTCGATTTCAAGCGATTGAATACCTGGACCCAAAACAACCCCAACATTCTTAAGTTTCGCTGGATCAACTGTGATAAAATCCCCTGACCATTTGACTGGCTTCCCTGTTGTTGTTTTAAAACTTGGATTGTCAGGATTATTGACCATCACAAGCGACTCAGTGAGTCGTTCAAGACGAATGACCTGACCAGCGATTGTAAACGAAGTCTCAACAGCGCTCTGGCCAACGATTGTGATTTTAGGAAAGGCAAGAGCAGAACCTTGAACAGTCAAAGTCCCACTTCTTGTCAATCTCTGTGTATCGGTGTCTTTAAAGTATTTAGTAGGATGACAAGTGAAGGTTGCTTTAGTCATATAAAGACCAGGTTGCACTTCTTCAAGGTCGCTCACATTGACCTTATAGCACCAAAGACGAGTTGTTTTGACTCGCTCACTCTCTAGCCAGAATTTTTCACGGATAAACAGACTCATAAATTGGTTCATCTGTTCTTCAGTAGGTTTAACCAAATAAATCGTATAAGTTTTCTTGACCAGTTCCCTATGCTTGTTTGTCTGAACGATTGCTCCACTGATGCCACCATGCTCCAAGAGAGCTGTCTTGCTCTCTCCCAGAGAAATTGAGGGAGAATCATGGACAATGACCTTAAAAGGAAAAGACGATGTCCTCACACCGTCAATCACAAGCTCATTATGCTTTATCATGCAAACCCTCCTCTCAATTGTGTTTTACGTTGCAATTCGTCAGCAATCCTCTGCGCTACCTCATCAGCAATCCGTATAATGTCAGCTTCTTCTCTGACGGTATTGCCAGTGATAGTGATATTGATTGTCGGTGAAGTTCCACCCATTGTCTGAGCAATACCTCGACCGATAGCACCAAGTGTCTTGTCATTGAGTGGTAATACTGCTTCATTCCCAGCTTCACCACCAACCATCATGTTATTTCCATTCATTCCAAAGATGGTTGGTTTCGTCATGATACCGCCTTTGGCATACCATTCGATTCCAATACTTGGAACACCTTGACTCAACCAATCTAATGGATTGGCCGAACCACTCACATAAAAGTGAGGTAGTGGGATGTGTGGCCAGCTGATATTGAAGTTAAACAATCCTTTGATGGCTTCAATAGCTGAAGAAACAGCATCCCTTGCACCATTGATAGCACCTGAAATGGTACTCTTGATACCTTCCCAAACACTTGATACTGTGCCAGATATAGTATTTAACACATTTGAGACAGTATCCTTGATGCCGTTCCAGACATTTGATACAGTTCCTGAAATACCGTTGAGGATATTTGAAATGTAACTCTGGACAGCTGATAAAATGGTCTGAACAATGCTTTGAATAGCTTGCCATACAGTTGAAAATACTCCCTTGATGGTTTCCCAAGCTCCTGACCAATCACCAGTAATGATCTGCATAACTGCTTGGATAATACCAAGGACAACATTGATTGCAGTCTCAACAACGGTCTTGATGATTTCCCAAGCTGTTGTAATGATAAGTTGAATGTTATCCCAACCAGCCTGAAGCAAGGGGCTAAGTATATCCAGTATTGTACTGATGACCGTATAAATTGCATTCCAGACAGTCTCAGCACTTGTTCTGATAAGTTCCTGGTTCTCTGTCCACCAAGCAACAACAGTCCCAAAGATACTCATGACAAAATTAGAAATCTCTGATACGACTGCATTGATAACTTCAAGAATCGCATTCCAAACGGTCGTGACCGCATCTCGAAAACCTTCGTTAGTTTCCCAGAGATATTTCAAAACGATTATTACTCCCGCAACAGCAGCAGCAATCGCCAAAGCTGTTCCAATAATTGGGAGAGCAGCTGTAATCATTGCACCAATCGAAATTTCCAAAGCAGTTGCAGCCGCTTGTAGTGTTAAAAATATAGGGACAATTACACCTACAATAGCCACGACAGTACCCATAACCACTACAAATTCTTTAATTGGCCCAGGTAAACTGCTAAACCATTCAGCAAGCCCCTTGACGATATTTCCTAACATTTCAAAAACAGGAGCTAAGACTTCTGCAATTGCAGCACCTACTTCAGACATAGCTAATGTTACTGAATTTTGCGCAGTTTTGAATTTATCAATCGGATCCAACGTAGATTCAAAAGTTGAAGATACTAATCCACCTGAGACTTCAGCAGTATAACCCAACTCTTCAAAACTTAGTGCACCACGTTTAATTGCGTCAACCATTTGAGGAGCTTTTTTAGCTCCAAAAATTTCCATCGCAATACTAAGAGCTTCTGTCTCGCTCTTACTATTTTTGATAGAATCAATGGTTTCTTTCAATCCCTCTGTCATAGATTTACCTTTTTTGGCATAGGCTCCCGCAGCCTTTGTCAAACCTGATAAAGCAGCTGATGAGTCTACACCGTGCTGTTCAAGTTGTCCAATTAGAGTCACTGCTTCTTCAAAACTTAATCCAAGAAGTTTAATTTGTGGAGCTCCATCTGTTGCCTTCTTCATCAAATCATCAACTGAAACTCCAGTTTCTTGAGCCACAAACGTAGTAGAATCCAAAACTTTTGATAAGTCGTCAACAGAGAAGCCATAAGCTTCTATAGCTTGTTTAGATTGTATTGTTGCATTCGTAACATCCGAACCATTGATTTCTGCAAATTTAATTATATCTTCCGATGCGTTTTTTAATGCATCGCCAGTTAATTTGAATTGAGTATTAACCTCTCCGACAGCGTTACCTACAGTTGAGAAGTCTGTTGGTAACGCTGTTGCAATATCATTTGCGATTTTTTGCATATCTTCAAGTGCTTTTCCACCAGCGCCAGTTTTAGTGACAATGGTGTCCATACCCTCATCTACTTGACGAAAGGCTTCAAGAGCACTCTTTCCGAAATCAACCAATTTTTGACTGATATCTGATAGTTTTTCAGAAAATTGATTGAGCAATTCAGCTTTTAAGAGATTGTTTGTCTCGCTTAAGGTTCCGCTCGCTTGTTTGCCAGCGTTCCCAAGGTTACTCATCTCTTGAGAGAGATTCGAGTAAGCTGTTTTAGCTTGATTCAACTGCGTTTCCATCTTATTGGCTTCAGCTGAATTTTCACCATACTCTTGCTTTGTAATAGCTAGTTGCTTTTCTAGATTTTCAATCTGCCGAGCAACAATATCAGATTGAGCTCCAATTCTTTTCTCAGCAAGCGCCAACTTGTCAGCTTCACTTGCATTAGCTCCTAGCTGACTTTCTTGCAATTTGAATGAACTGACCACTCTTTCATTCTCGCTAGCCAGTTGCTTCTGCTCATTTTGCAACTCTTTTAATTGGTTCTTGTTGTTCTGAGTAGCACTCCCATTCTCAGCAAGCGCCTGGTTCACGCTTGCAAGTTTACCCTCATATCCTTTTAGGACGTTTTGAGTAACTTCTACTTCACGTTGAAAAGCACGGTACTGGTCAGCACCGATATCGCCATTTTTGAATTGCTGTTCCACTTGAGACTGAGCTTGTCTCAAGGTTTCTAGTTTCTCCTTGGTCGTCGAAACTTGCTTTTGCAAGACTTCTTGCTTCTGAGTCAGGAGCGTTACGTTCCCTGTATCAAACTTCAAGGCCTTATCAATCTGTTTCAACTCCTGACTTGCATCAGTAGCAGCCTTATTGACATTTTTCAGGGCCTTTTGTAAGGGCTGAGTGTCGCCATCGATTTCAATTTTGATACCTTTGATATTTCCTGCCATATTTCCTCCTTTCACAAAAAATAGAAAAGCGCTGAGAGAACTTCTACGACTGATAATGCAGTTAGGACAATGAACTTGACCTCAGAATCGCTCTCTCAGCACTCATTTTTTTCTTTAAAAACTGTCAAAATCAGCTTGCGTTGCCTTCCGTTCGCCACCTTTGTCCTCGCTCCGTAGATTCACATAATCCGTCTGATAATCCAGAGCCATTCCGATTGAGATGTGCTTTAGATCATCGATAGACAGACCAGTTTCTTTACAGCAGGATAAGTAGGACTCTACTGTAAAGATTTCTTCGCTAGCTGATTCTGATTCATCTGGTGCTTTTTTGTCGTCATGCTCGCATTCAGCATTTCCATCAGAACGGGCCCAACTTCCTGAATCGGAAAGACTTCCATTTCCATGAAGAATTGTTCATAAGGCTTGATGTGAGGATTTGCAGATTTAGCAAAGGTCCAAAAAAGGCGGTTGAAAAAGGTCATATCAAACTCTTCTAGCATTGAAATGTCAATGTTAGTCGCTGTCAATTCTTTTTCAGCTTCAAGCTTGTTCAATTCATTCATGAATGATTGATTTTTCAACATTGAGAACAAATCTTGAAAATAATCTTTCCCAAATTGTTGCTTGTAGGCGATAGGAGTATAACCATTAGTTCCCAACTCATACTCCTGATCACCAACCAAAACGATTTTACGCATAGATTTTCTCCTTAAGCCACCACAGTAGGTTCATACACTTTCTTGAACCAGTTGTCATAAATTTCTTTATTATCAGCTGATGTGATAGAACGTTTAACAACTGAATCCAGAGGACGAGGACTTGCTTTAAAGCCAAGTTCACGCTCGTTGACGTTTGTACCATTTTTGGTTTTTGAGCCATTGCCTGGACGGCTCGCTGAACAGTAGTAAAGGACATGACGTGTTTTATTCTTGTCCCCTGAAAATTCGAACATCAAGGCAAATGATGTGAATTCTGCATCAGCTTTTTCAGTCAAAACACCCGTCTGAGCATCTTTGATTTCACCCAAAATCTTAGTCGCAAACATTTCAATAATGTGAGAGATTTTGAATTTCCCTTCATACCCTTCGTTTGAGTTCATGAAGTGATAATCGATATCGTCTGCTTTGATTGGTGTTGATTCACCCTTTGGATCCAATGTCAATTCCATTGCTCCAGGAAAGCGGAAAATTTCATCGTAAGCAATCACTCCATCTGCACCAATTGATTTAATTGGCGCAACGTGAACATTTTTTAAACCAAAGGTTACTTTATTTTCTTGAGTCATGTCATTCCTCCTTAATATAGATAGACCGTATAAGACTTGACATAGAGTCTTTCAGTCTCGATAAATGTTTCTTCTTGAACATCGAAAAAGAGCTCGTGGGTTATCCACAGCTCTTCCAGACGTTCTTCCAAATCTTCATCCTTACTCTCAAAAGCCAGTTCAACTGTCACGCTCTTAATCTGATGATTAACCGTGTTGTCAGCTGCATTGATGACTGGACTTGATTCATAATAGACCAGGTAAGGTAGGTCAGGAGCGTTCCCAGTTTTAAACGCTCGATAAGTGACAGGCAAGTTTGCCTGTTCCAAAATAGCAGCAAAGTCTGATAGCTTCATTTCCCAATCTCCTTGATACGCTTCTCAAAGTTCTGAATTGCTTTTTCTTCAGCTGGATTGATGTGGACGATACCAGCGACACGACCACCATTTCTTGAAAGGTGCCCATTCTCAAGTATGTGAGTAAGACTTGCAACTGCGTTGAAAACAACAAAAGAGCCATTTGCCAACTTCTTCTTTTTCCAACTTCTACGATACTTTCCGTACCGTTTCGGACTTGTCTCTTTCAACTCATCCACAGTCTCATCAGCCACTTGCTCTGCAATTTTATCCACTTCTTCAGTAACCTCATCAGAGTAAGCTGCAAGCTCTTTCGCTATCAAATCAGCAAGGTCATTACTCATTTCAAGACCTCTGACAAAGTCAACTCTAAAATTTCAGAATCGATAGGATAGGTTTTCAAGATACGATATTGCTTGCCTTCAAATTTCGCAAACTCCTGATTCTCATACTCAAAATTTCGAATCTCAACAACCAAGCTCGGTTTTAAACCTGCCTGATTTGCTTGATAAAATTCAGAGCGAGTAACCCTCTTTTTTTGACACAAGAGAGTAACTTCAACATCTTCAGAGATTGGTTGTAGTAGTTTATCCTTACCTGTGACTTTTTTAGAGATCAGCGTGATTTCATGATTCCACATTCTTGACCTCTTTCTTTGATGCTATCTGTAAATTATGCAGTCGCCATTGAATGTGACGTGGCATATCCACCCCACCCTCATAGCGATAAGCAGCATAGTCAACAATAAACATTTCATGGTCAGCACGCTCACCGACAAGCTCGATACCGAGGTTATCGGTCAATTCAGTGATGACACTTGAAATGATTTTTTCTAACGGCTTGTCTCTCAAGCTGGTTGAAATACCCAGCTTAAGCTTCAGCAATTCTAAAAGCTGACCTTCATCCATGCTTACTCCTCAACTTCCTTAGCAGGCTCTTCAGCAGTTTCCTCAACTGTTTCTTCCTGCTCAACTGCGGGCTCTTCCTTAACTTCTTTTGTTTCAGGAGCTGGTTTCTTAGGTTCATCATCTCCCAAAACCTCAAGGAAGATAGAGCCAGCAGTGTTGGCACCAGTCAAAAGGCCATTGGTAAAGCTATCTGTGGGCTCATATCCTTCACGAGGAAAGATATCGCCAACAGCGTATTCATGATTTTCAGGATCAGCCAAGTCCTTGAAAGGACGGATTACTTTATAGCTCATACGTTACCTCCTTAAGCTACAACATCAGTATAGGTTCCGAAGAATCCAGCTTCTTCATCTACTTTCTTAATATCCAAACGGATAAAAAGTCCAAGCAATTGTCCGTAAATGTCATTGTTCACCCATTTAACGGATACTTGAGCACGGTCAAACTCTTTGACGAACTCAGTGACATCACCGATGAAGAATTTCATGTCCTCTTCATTTCCAAACACTGTGTCATCTACTTTGTAGATTGTTTTCCCACCAAATGAATAGCCAGTAGGTGAAGCTACATCAGTTTGAAGCATGTAGCGCCCATCTTTATCCTTCACCTTGTCAAGTGCAGCAAACATTGACTTAGTTACAACGATGCTTGCTTTATAAATTGATTTAAGCTTCTTGTTATAGATATCTTTAATACCATCAAATCCAGCCGCATCTGCTTGGGTAGCTGTTTTGAGGACAGCTGTAACTAATGACAATTCAGTGTTTTCACCTTGATTGAATACTTCGTCTTCAACAATGGACATGATGTCATAGTCTGCGTCGTCAATCATTTCTTGTGACACAGGGACATATCCACGGTAAGTCTTTATTGAATAATCAATCTCGCTGATTGCTGGTTTTCCGAGTTCTGGATTTGATTTCAATTCATCTGTTGAAACCATTACACCATCTGTTTTCTTGATAACTGGATATTTACCAGATCCACTGTTAACTTTCACACGTTCCACAAGATCCAAAAGTGGATTACGTGTTTTGTTAACAAAATGAGGTTGCAAAACTTCAGTAGGGATTAAAGCTGCGCTTCCTGAATCAGTAGTTTTCAAACCTACGATATCACGAGTTTGACCAGTACGAATGTATTTAGCAATTGCGTCACGTTTTTCCAATTTCTGTCCTCCACGTTTTTCTTGACTTGGGTAAGTCGGGGCTTTGCGATTCAATTCTTCAACTTGATTTTGCAAATCTTCGATTTCCTTTTCAAGTTGTTCTTTTTCTGCCAATTTTTCATCCAATTCTTTTTGAATGTCTTCCAGGTTCTTTTCAACTGCTGAAACTTCTTCATCATTTCCAGCTTGATCCAATTTCTTCGCTTCAAGTTCAGAGCGCTTGTTCAATTCTTCAATCGATTCTTCGAGTTCAGCTACTTTGTTTGCTTTAAGATTAGCACGAGCACTTAAAATCTTTGATTTGTTCATAGTTTAAATTTCTCCTTAATTTCTTTCTTGCGCTTGTCCAGCGCTTCACGATTTGCACGCTGTTGACTTTCAAAGTCTTTTTGTCGTGCAGCAATTTCCGTTTGCGGATAGGCTGGGAAAGTACATGGACTCACTTCAAAGATTTCTAATTCTAGGATAGTGTCCAGGTACGAACCATCTGCTTGCTCTTCCGTATTGATTTTGATTGGGATAAAACCAAAGCTACATCCAATCACATCACCACGCTGAACACGAGCATAGGCCCCAACAGCTTGCGGATCATCTTTATTGATAATGATGTCACCGTACAGACCGATGTCATCAACTCCCAAAATGACCGTTCTATTACCAGTCCGACCAAGCACCAAACTATCATCATGGTTAAATAATGCCCTGATGTCAGCTCCTTTAATGGCTTTTTCAACACCCTCACGCTTAATCACTTCAAAATAACCAGGCCACAGTTCGGTTACTTCATCAAACTTGATAAAGTAGCCACTCAAAATCAAATCACCAGTATCACTTTCTTCTCGTGTCTTGAACTGAGCAGTACGATAACTATTCCGTTTGTTCATTCTCTTCCTCACCCCCTTTCAATTTCTTTTGGTCCCCAAGTCTGTCTTGCGGTAGATAATTTTCAAGAGCAAGGAGCTCATCCATGTCAGGATCAGGTGGCATCCCAAGCCAATCCCTCCACTCGTTTCGACGCATTGCCATGCTTTTAGTCATCTGTTCAGCGACTGATGACAATTCTGTAATGTCATACGAATAAAGCGAGCGAGCATTCAGTTTGAAATACCGATTGTTTGAAACGAGTAAGTCTCTAGTTAAGGTCTGAGTGATTGTTGTAGCAATGCTCATGACCGTTGTATTGACAAAGTTGTTGTATTCTTCTTTGTCAAAACTACCGACCCCCAAAATAAAAGCTGGCACTCCCAAAAGTCCAGCAACTGTTCTCTTGTCAATTTCAACAGATTCATTGATAGCAATATCTTTCAAACTTAATGGCTTGACCTGTTCGACACTCAATAGAGCATCTGGAATAATCCACGGCTCACCCGCCTGACTTGTTGTTAAGTATTTCTTAGCAACCTTGTCTCTCCCCTCTTGCGTGGCCAATTCTCCACTCGAAGAATCAACCTTAACAATTAGGCTAGGAACGTTCTTTCCGTTCATAAATCCTTTTTTGATTTGAGTCGCAAGGTTTAAATTCCTAACAATATCCCTCAGAGCAAGTCTATATCCAGTTCCTACAAATGGATTGTCTGGATCAGGATTGATTACAAAGTGCACAATTTCGTTTGGGTTGTAGTCAACACCACGATAATTCATAACATAGCCGAGCTCATCGCTTTTAAAAGAAACTTCGCTCATTGGGAATGGTCTTAGGTTCAAAATGTAATCATTCACATGATCATACTCAACATGAAGAACTGAATTTCCGTCACCAAATAGCAACAGGTCGCGCACAATCTTGAAAATCCAAGTTTTGCGAGTCATATTTTCACATGGATTTACATCAATTTTTCTAGCTAGTCCGTCTTTTATTCGGATATCGCCTTTGTCGGTATTCTCCATCAAATGAATAGTCATGTTCGATACCATGTCAGCAATCTTGTTGACCGCAGCAATCACATCAGGATTGCGAGCCAAAGGCACATAGCTATCACCGTCGATATAAAGACCAAAATCTGAATGAGTGATAACATTCGTTCCGCTTCGACTCTTACCACGTTTCAAAATTCTATCTAAAAGCCCCATCTTTCCTCACCTCCTTTCTAGTCTGTTGCACTTTGAAAAAGTGAATCAAAGTGCTTGTTTCTTACGATATTCTGACTGACATCAACTATCTGCTTATCCCAATTCACAAGCTCACCCATAAAGTCTTTTATATAGGATTGCCTAATAGTGACTTCTTTGCCATTTAAAGTTGCTTTTACTCTTCCTGTGTTGATTAACACGTTGATGTCATGTTCTGATAAAACTATTTCATTCATAAATCACCTAATCAAAGAAGCTCATCACATCGCTATTCTTACCAAGATTAGCAAGAGCCTGAATACAAGCAAAAACGCTGGCATCGAACAAGTCAATTCTTGCAGTACCACCGTCACCATCTAATTTTTCATATTGCACCGCATCGTCCACCTTTTCAATTGCTCTAACATTGCTCACACAGTATTCGTAAGCATCAGAATGAAGATAGTAAAACTCTTTATTCTTAACTTTGAACTCAATCCGTCTGAATCCCTCTGACTTCAGATAAAAAAGCTGAGGTTGGTCAATCATCTTGAATCGAGCTTGTTTCATCTTCGTCAGAAACTCACGGCCAAACTTTCTATCCATTCCGACAGCAGCAATCTTGAACCCTTTCTCCCTCATCTTGATGAACCATTTGACAATATCATCATAGAGGACGGTCGGAGTGTTGCTCATCGTCAACCAACCATCAGACTGCCACCCAAAGAGTGGAATCCCGTCATCGTTGGCCTTTTTCTGAGCGTTGACACGAGGGAAGAAAGCGTGTGTGATACAGATATCAATATCTTTTTCACCATCATGATAGACACCATAGAGAGCAGCGGCGGTCAAGTCGTGCAGCCTTGACAAGTCGGCGCCACCATACCACTGGATAGGCAAGCGTGCTAGCTCTTCCAATGTCCAATCGTATTGACTATCTGAAGCTATGAATTCATCAGGATTGAAATAAGCATTCATAGAGTTTGTGAAGACATTCAAAGTCTTGTTGAAAAACTCATTTCTTGTCTGTGGATCGTTCATAGCCTGTTCGGCTTCTTCTCTCAGAGCCTTGAGCGACACCGTCACTCCCCACGAAGGGTTGGCTTTTTTTAGAACATTCTCGTCCAGGTAGTCGCCCACGTCTCCATCAGTCGTCTGGTCAGCTTTGCAGATAAACATGAACAAGGAATCATCCTTGACCAATTGCTTAAGGACCTTTTGACAATATTTCAGACGGTTAGCAAGGAAACCAGTAGGAATATCACCAGCTGTAGAGATAACAAAAAGCATACTGTTTCGGTATGCTGACATTGTTTTCTTCATAAGTCCGTATTTCTTACTGTTTCTCATCGTGTGAGCTTCGTCTAGGATAATTACATTACCGTTCAATGAGTCCAAACGGCTTTCATCGTTGGCCAGTGCCTGGATAAAGAAAGAACCCTCGATACCAAAATTAGCAGTGATAGAGTGTTCTTGGTTGTTATCCTTAATACGAATGTTCTTGTCATTCCATCGTTCCACATTGAACTTCAAGAATCCAAATGCTTCCATCGCTTGCTTAACTGAGTTGGCCACAATGTAGCATTTTGAACCGCTGTCTGTGTCTAATATCTGATAAGCAAGTGCGATTGCAGCAGTAAACGAAGTCTTTCCATTCTTCCGAGCAAGCATGATAAGCGCTTCTTTGAACCTGCGCTCATTCGTACCCTTATAGTAAAAACCAAACAGGTTCACAACTACGAAATGTTGCCACGGTTGCAAGAGTAATGGCTTGTTACGGATAGACACCGCAAACATATCATCGCCCTGCTGATGGACTATCGTGTTTTCGATGAAGTGAACAACGAAATCGACGATATCCTCATCCATTTCAAACTCTGGATTGTCAAGATCACGAATGAACCTTTCAGCAGCAAGAATGTTTTCCTCGCAATGTTCCTCTCTGTGAGATATGACGTGCTGAGCATACTCTTTCGCTTTATCAAGATTACCCATTGCCAGTCACTCGCTTCTTTTTGATTTCGTTCTTGAACTTCAGGACCTCAGTAAGAACTGAATCACCTTCTTGTTCTACTACCTCGCCGAGAGACTTCGGATTCATCATCAGCTGATTAGAGTAGCTGAGGATGTCTTTCCTCAAAATTTCCATCGCTGTCAAGATTGGAACTTTGCGCTCATTCTCTGCTCCAGCCTTATTGACGTAGGTGTCTGTTACTGGATAACCCATGTCAGCATAATCTTGAGCAAGTTTCTGATACTGATATAGCATACCTGCAAAGATGTCAATGATCATTTCAAACTCTTTACGATAAGTGCCCAAGTCTTTCATCTGCTTGACCACTTTTGACTTAATCGACTTCGCTGTAATTGGTTTAGCCAAAAACTACCTCCTTTCGTCAAAATCGCTTAGTTTTTACCCCCTTTTTATTTGAAGGCCCCCGACTTGGAAAAAGTTCCCTTCACCGGTACCCTACTGGCCAAAATAATTTTTCAAAAAGAGGGGGGACTAAAAATTTTCATTTTTCATTTTTGAAAAAATTTAAAAATTCTTTTTTTCTTTTTTTCTGCCAATACAATCCTTGATTGATTACTCTATCGTTCACTCTATCATGAAACGTATTGTGTTTCTTATTCGTCAACGGCAAACAATTCCATTCAACGAATTCAAGTTCAGGATATTCAGATACAGGAAAGATATGGTGAACCATTTCTGCTTGAACAGAAATTCCGTAACGCAAACTTTCTTGACAAAGATAATCATGCTTACGCATTATCCTATCACGGAACTTCTCCCACTTCTTAGATCTCAAGGATGGTCTGATAGGTTTGTTGTACATAGTAAACCTCATTTCCAATACTAAAAGGGACAGGCCAGTGACCTATCCCCTCTCATACAAGAAAACCATGCTACCATAATAAACCTTTTTTTGTGAGACTTCAAGATGCCTTTTGTCTCATTCTTAAAAATTATTCAGGATTGTCTGGTATATTAAAACGTTTTGAAGTAAACTCTAAAACTCCAGGATCTGTGCTTGTGTCTATTTCTGATTCTGGGATTATAGAGATTTTTGTTGTAGAATCTTCAACTATTTCTTTTTCCCAATTTACAAGGATGAATGTAAGAGCTGGTCCGAACTCTCTTGGAATGACATTGTACCCAATTATTTTGAAATTTATTTCCGGATTGTTTTTTATATCTTTGTTTAGTTTATCAACTGCTCTAGATTCAAACAGCATATCGCAGTATTCTTTAATCATGTTATACTCCTTTTTTCTAGGTTGTTTTATCCCTCACTTTCACATATCTTATATTTTGTTAAACTCACTCTAAATCTCAAACCCTTACTAATCATAGGTTTTAAAGAGTTTCATTTTTTCACTTTATGCTTAACTCATTATGTGAAAGTAATATCTAAAAAATTAAATGACAAAGTTCCGTAAAGCATCATCAAGCTCTGCTTGTTCTATCCCTATGTATCTCAGGGTAATTGCAGGTGATGAGTGATTGAACATTTTCTGTAATGTCCCTACGTCCTTTGTCTTGTTGTAATATTTATAACCAAACGTTTTTCGCATTGTATGTGTTCCAACATTATCAATGCCAAGTTCTTCAGCAGCCTCATGAATAATTTGATAGGCTCTCTCACGAGTGATTGCTTTATTTTTCCCTTGCCTACTCTTGAATAAGAAATGATGAAATGGTTTGTCTTCGACATATCTTCTCATTTCTTTCTTGAGTTCTTTTGTCATCCGTCTTGTTATCTGCTTGCCAGTCTTCCGTTCTCTCAGCTTGATGTGCCATCCCTGGACATCTTTAACTTTCAAGGTAAGTATATCTCCGACTCGCAAACCAGTATTCAGACCTGTGATGAATAGCATATAATACATCTCATTCCACTCTCTGAGATAATCTTTCATTGCCTGAATGTCGTCATTATCTTTTATCGGTGATACAAATTCCATATTCTACCTCCTTTCCCAAAACAAAAAGCCAGCATTTGCTGACTCTTGACGATACTTCTGTTGGACAACTTTTCTGACTAGAATTAAGGATGACTCCTAAAGTATGATGTGTGTTTTTGTTTCAGAAGTTCATGCTATCATAATAACCCTTTTTTTGTGAGACTTCAAGATGTCTTTTGTCTCATGTTTATTTATAGCTCACCTTTCAAAATAGCGTACTGTTCTAAGATAATCCTTCTACGTCGATAGATTGTAGCTTTGCTCATGAATTTCTGTTCTGCTATTTCTTCCCATCTCAGTTGAGGATATCTCCAGCGCAGATTAAAGATTTCCTTATCTTCATCAACTAGATTGATCAGTAGTTTGTTAATAATAGCTTTGAACCCTTCGAGAAATTTTAAGGTTGGATCATCCGCTATTCTGATTGCAATGGTTTCGGTAGGTTTGCTTATTCCTACGCTGGGCCCACTTTGAGAATCTGGATTTCGAGTTTCTAGTTCTAGCCTTCTCAAATCTATTGTCCGTTGAATGTTTTGAAATTTAAAAAGTTCTCTGTCTAATGTTTTGAGGTCTTCGTCGCTTAATTTCTTCAATTCCTACCTCCTCGAAATCTTCGTGACTCTTTCCACTTGATAAGCTTACCATCGTTATTATTGTTGAAATAATCTGGTAATCTTGCTGTTGGACTTTCTTTGTAGACTACTTTCTCGACTACCTGGATTGCAGGCATCGTTTCATCATCTATCCATCCAACTAACCAAGCAGGATTCACATCATATGTTTTAGCAATCATTTCAATTTGCTTAATGGATGGATGTCCGCCTCTCTCATACAAATGAATTGTATTTTGTGAAACACCTGTCTCTTTCGCCATCTGTCCTACAGAGAGACAAAGGTCCTCTCTAAGTTCTTTCAATCTTAGCTGCATCTTGCTCTCCACTTTCTAGTATTAGCTTTTATGAATATAGCCTGCTCTTGCATCTGCTTCCATTCATAATCCATAATGATTTCAAGTTGATTGTTACAAAGACCTTTTAAGAAATCATTTTGAGCTTCTAGTTTCTCAATATCCTTATAGGCCCTTTCATACAGTTCATCTTCCAGAAATCTAATGCGTTCTGCCATTGCTTCCTGAATAATGATGTAAGTTGGTTTCTTGTATTTTGTCATTACAATATTACCTCATCTCCTATTTTAAGAGATTCATAGTTTGTTTGAGTAACTACGAATACTCCGTGATTTTGTACTGTGATAGTATACATGTCTCCAATCTTCTCCTTTTGTAAAACTCTGCCTTTGATTTCTGCTCCTTGATTGTCAGCTTTATAAACGACAATCGGACGCTTTGCTTCTAGTTTTTTTATGTGGATACTCTGCCAAATATTTAATCCAGCAGACAATAAAATCCAGATTGCGATAAAACGTTTCATTCTGTGACCTCCTTATAAAGTAAATCCATATCAAAACCACTCTCGATAAATCTGTATGTGAGTTCTTTGTTAATTCCATTTCCTAAGTGATTATAAACCACATGCACATTGATATCTGAACCTAAATATTTTCTCAAACGATCGCGATTATCCACATAAAAGTCGATATTTCGTTTTCGTTGTTGATAAGGCTCGCCTTTATCTATATCTCTAGTACACCACATTAGTACCTTTGAAATGACATCATTCTTTGTCAAACAATCTCTTAAAGAAAAGTATGTGTTTGTTTTTGGGATGAGAATAAGTTCTAATTGTCTGTTTATAAATGAGTCAGGAAAATAACTCATAAGCTTTTTCAATTCTTCAAAGACTTCATTATTCATCAATCAACCTCCTCCACTTCAAATAGTGGACTATTAAACACTTCACCAAAACCAGAATATTCTAGTTCCTTTCGTGTAAATTTTTCATTGTTTTTCCCATTGTTAAAAAAGTGGAATCCAGTTTCTGTTTGATTTAGATAATCATCTGTATTTTTTAACTTGACTTTGTATTTTGGCTCTTTCTCAGCCTCGTAGTCAGTCAACCACGCTTGAGCGAAAAGTTCTTGGTTGTTTTTGTCATTAAGCCATTTCTTCACGAATTCGCTTTTTTTAGCGTAGAGATGGATTGTGTTACTATCTAGTGCATCACGCAAACTAAAATCTTTTAAAAGTTGGCATTCGAAAATCCAGTCATCCATAAAATTAGGTAGAAGCACTTTATTCAATTCTTGCCGAATCTTATCAGCATCCTTCAATTGATTACCAACCCACGCTCCCTCAAGTTTGCCTTGCTCATAACCACTGCGATATTTCATTGAACCGTAGTCATCACCTAATTCTTTAAGGATGTCATTAAGCCATCTAGTCTGTGTCGTCGGATCAAACCCTCTTATTCGACGAACGACATCTTTTAACTTGAATGGCAACGGTTCTGGCTCGTCCAAAGACCGCAAGTCTTTCAAAACCAAATCAACTGAGGTCATTTTTTTCTTGCTAGCTTTAAATTTTTCATAGCGTTCAATGAGTCCCTGCTTATTCATCTTCCCTTCCCCCATAAATCAAATAAACTGCAATAACTAACTGAGACATGCTTGGCGCATAGCCAACCCAATCATCAAACTCCTTAGATTTTGGCAACCAATCCTTGGTAGCTCCCAAATCATAGTCTTTAGGTTTTTCATCAGAGAAGATACATTCCATCACTCCCATAAACGTCATACCATCTTCTGTCATTTCCCAGAAATAGTCCGCCCGGTCTTTTACAGCTTGTGGTAAATCTTGTTTGGGAGGTTTCAGCTTCCCGTTTTCTATTGACCAGCCGTATACTCCATTAACTTTTTTCTTTAAATCTTCCATCATCGTCCTACTCCTTTTTCCTTTACGCTGATTTTTGTACTAATTTCGTTTGTTTCATCCATTCCTTGGCTATGTCCCAGACTTCAGCTGGTACATCTTGGTTATACTTGCCACGAAATTGGACTATCTTCCCCTGCCTTACTTCGAGTGTGTAAAGAGGTTTTTTAGGTTGATTTGACAGGCGGACAAACACTATTAAGGTATTACCTTTAAAATGCTTGTCTGTGTATGAGCTTACGCAATGATGTAGTTTCTTGCCCTCATAGATCAGCTCAGCCACTTTTCTAGGGACATGGAATGCGTATCCATTGATTGTCTTATCCATTCCTTCTCTAAGTTTAAACTCAGCTTCAAGTTGCTTGCGTTTCTTCTTATCTTCCAGTTTTTGTTTTTCTTCGACGAATTGATTGTATAATCCGACTGTGTGATTATGCATGGCCGTAAAATCCTTTGGCACAAGCATAGCATCACCTTCAGGCTCAATGCCCATTTCTCGTAGCATCTTGAGATAGTCAAGGTATTCATTGAAGTCAATATGATTCTTGATAACCCAATTCTGAAACTTATTAATCCCGATACCTTTCGGTATATGCTTGATATCGTGGTAAGTCAGATAAGACTCAATGCCAGGCACTAGTTGGCCGTTCCGTTCTTTTAATCGACGGCTCAATTCAAATTCATTGAAACTACGATTCGAGTTCTTAAAGAATTGTTTGTTCTTTTGAAGCCATCTGCGGTTCAAGGTTCGCATATCTACATTTCTTGTAAATCCAATTCTGTAATCTGGATACATGATTTCGTTGGCTAATCTATAAGCATGAATTTTCTGAGCAAATTCAATTTCAAACTTATATTTGTAAAGCCGTTCAATTTCCCAGTAGTAAATATTCCCGAACTTCAAATATTTGAGTTCAGATACCTTTTTAAGTTTTTCAACCCAGTTGTTTGGATAGAATATATTACCTGTATAATATCCTCCGCTAAAGAAATTAGCGAAAAGATACGGATAAAATTGTCCGTTGTAATCTTGGCCAATCTTCACATGTTTGTCATTTTCGAATCGCTCCAAATTTGTAAAATGCCAATCGATAAATTGTTTTCCTTCAACCAACTTCGACCTGAATTCATAAGATTGTATTTCGATACGTTTCGAAGTGCTGAGAATGATAGAGAAAAAGTAAGTCTTGTCATAAAAAGTAAGCCGTGACGACTTTGTCAGTCGCTTTTCAATACAATGACCAAGATTCAAATCTGAAGCAATTATGGTCTTGTCCTTATTGGTCCATTTGTACGTTGTGATTTGCGAATAGCACCAGCTCCAGAAGTTTGCAGGTGGTTTCAATCGTCTATCGGCTTCTCGCTTGCATTGTTCATGTTTCATTCATCCAAGAAATCGAAAATGCTCATTTGCTTTTCGACTACTCCTTTCTCTTTCTTAATTTTAGGTTTCATGATGATATCATCATCTGGACCAGCGCCTTTCCTAATTTTAGCGACATCAACCTTTTCTTCAGGAGAATCCTGAGATTTGTCTTCCTTTTTCTTCTTGACGGGCTCAACAGGCACCTGCTGGATGTTAGATACTTGTGAATTTGAGATAAAGTACTCTCTAACCCATCTGAAGACAGTAGCATCATCGATACAAGCGACTCCGTTTTCAGCAAATTTACGAGCTTTTTCTTTAGCATGGCTTAAAGCACACTTCAGAGAGTATCGCTCTTTTAAGATTCCTTTAAATAATTCCTCATCCTCCTGATCGCATATCCAGTTATGAACACGGTCAAGTGCGGTATCATGTGGTTGATTTAATTCCTCCAGCAACTTAGCCAGAGCTTTTTCTTTAATGTCATTCATATTATTTTCCAAAAAATACGACTGCCTCTGTGTGTGAGTTTGGCTAAATACGGGCAGTCGCTCGTCCAGGTCACACGACCGATTGACGCATATTCTAGCTCGCTTTTAACGTGGTTCTCGGCACGTTGATTTTGTCGCTAAGTAATAGCAATCTACAGCACCATAATCAAAACGTACATCGTCTTTTCCGATATATTTTTTGAATCTTGGTCTGGTAATGCCTGAGAAAGCCCATTGATGGTCTTTCATCCGTTCGATAAGATCATCCACATTGTTAAAACTTCCAAGGAAAAACTTGCGGTGCCCATTGTAGATGAAATAGAGTTTTAATAACAAGAGACACCGCCTTTCTAGAAATAATCTTTCCTTTTGTTTTTCAAGTCATTAAATACCATCAGATGATCATTGTCTACACCTTTCATCAACCGACTCATAAACGGCCGACCGTAGCGTTTCTGAATTTCTTGTGCAGTCAGATTAGTCGTGATAACCGTATTGGCCCTTTTGTTGAGAATATTGTAAAGAATACTGAAGGACCACTCACTGTCCTTCTCCATACCAAGATCATCCAAGACCAAAAACTTTGCACTAGCGATTTTATTGACCAGGAACTCTTCCTGACTAAAGTCCGCCTTGATTTTCATCAGTAAGTCAGTGACATTGATAAAGATAGCAATTTCTTTTGTAACTTCTGATAAAGCTTTCATCATGGCAAAAGCAAGATGGCTTTTACCCGTTCCAGCTTCGCCTTGAAAAACAACATTGTTTCTCGCTCCACCTGCCCACTCTCTACAAATTTTTTGGGCAAACTTCAACTTTTCAGCCTCTTTTTCAGTCGGTGTGTCAAAGTTATCAAGAGTAGCATTTTTCAGTACATCATCATAGAGAGAGAATCTCTCAAGATAGAACTTCCGTTCTCGTTCATGTTCAGCATCAGCCAACTCATTGACCTTTATTTGATTCTCTGCATGGATTCGTTCCGATTCACATAAGCGACAAAGGACGTCATTTGTCCGGAGAATTTTGATCAAGGGAATCCCATGCTTTTCGCAAATTTCAGCCTGCTGTTCAGTATTTCTATGGTAAGATAAGGCCATCTCCTCGAGTGCATCAGTTACCATGTCATCTTACCTCCGCAAGCCTGCCAGCTGGCCATATCTGATAGGCACTCAGTAACGGTAGAAAGAGGTTGTTTTATAAGCAAAGATTTCTTTTCGTCGCTGATCGGATAAAAGTCATCTTCAAATTGCTCGATAAGTTCTAAAATCCCCATTCGTCCTTAGCCCCCTGTTCTGATTTTTTTTCATTTTGTTGTCTTCCTTGAAGATGGGAGTTCTTGCTATCTTTATATTTTTGGTCATTATCATCTACCTGTTCAATAGTTGTAAAACCTTTCTTTTTCCAATTTTCAAGAATCCCTCTCAGATACTTGAAACTAGGTTGATAAACCTCCGAAGTTATCTCAATTGCACGGTTTAACATATCAAAACTCATTCCATCAAGTCCTACATATTCAAGCAGCTGTTGATGTTGTTTATTGTTTATCCGAATACCGCTATGTTTCAAATTTTCAGATAAGCTGGAACTAACTATCGTCCTATTATTTTCTTTCTCTATATCTATATCTGTATCTATATCTTTCTCTATATCTCCGTTGCAAGTTGTTGCAATGGTGTTGCAATGCAACTTACTCAACTCTCTATGCTTGCGACTTCTGCGAGTGCTTGCTGTCTCACTACCAACCATCTCAGGAACTTGTTCTAAGAAATAATCTCTGTCATTTTTTCTAGTCAGCAAGCCCTTGCTCTCCAAAAAAATCAAAGTGATTTTAATATCTTCAACATTCTCATCAATGACAAGAGCGATTTCTTCAGCTAGATTGTCAGCAAGTCCATCATAGTAGATGTGCCCGCCATCCTCTAAACTAATCAACATCATTTTGAGATAGATGATAGTGTGCGTATCGCCACCTGCAATTTTACGAAGCAATTTCATTTCTTTGGACTTGAAAAAATCCTGAGCTAGTTGAATCCAGTAGTATCGCTTGTTTTTAACTACCATTGATACCCTCCGTTTCTCTACTAATCCACAAATGTTTCTTTTCGTGTCACGGGATCAATGTCCACACGTCGACCTGTTTTAAAGTCGATAAACCCTTTTTCAACTTGAGGCGTTTGAAATTGAATCTTCTTTTTCTGTCTCATTGCCATTTTCAGCTTGATATTCATCATCAGTGATTCAATCAATACCACTGATACTACTGTGCCTACTGCGATAATTTGTAAATTGTTCATGTTTTTATCCTCTTTTTGTGCTATAATATAGTCAAATAATTTTGCTAAGACCTTGTCCAGAAGCCTTTTAGTAAAGTTATTATATTTGATTAGAGAGCCATTCTTTGATGGCTCTTTTTGACCATTTCTTACCAGGTAATTCCTTTGGAAATCCTTTTAAGTAACGATAATTATCTGAAAATGTGGCATACTTAATTCCTAGAAAATCACAGGTAGTGTTCACATCCATCAACTCTGGATAGTGATCACTATCTTTTTCTATTTCGACTAGCCTTGTGATTGTGTCCTTGATAATGGACTTAATCCATTCAGATAGTGAAAGTAGAACATTGTCCATCTTCTTCCCCTCCTACCCTTCGTCAAATGAGTTCAATTTCATGATTTTCATCTTGGTATTAGTGCTTGGCTCCCACGTCATCCAGTAAGCAAGAGCAGCTTCTGCAAACTTCTTCGGTAACAAGTCATAGCGACTGATATTGAAATGATCTTTGAAATCAATCTCTGCTTGCCTGAAGACAGATTGAGCGAAGGTTTTATCAGCATAAGCTGGACTATCAATGCCGCCAAGGCAAGCCACGACCCGAGCCTTTCTCTTCTTCAGTAGCGATTGAGCATAGCTTGGGTGAATCGGTTGCTCACTCTTGAGGTAGTCAATATCTTCCAGCATGGTCGCTTGTTGCTCACGCAACTTCTTCTGTCCAGTAAACAGAGCGATGAAAGCATCTTCATCCAAGTCCTCTCGGATAAATCCGCCTTGTTTTCTAATAGCTGGCAAGACCTCTGATGTCACCCAACGCTTGAACTCTTTTGCTTGAGGCAATTTGCTGGATAAAATGAGAGAGTAGAGACCAGATTCATTGATGATCAACATATCCTGTGTTCCACCACTAGTAGGGATGCCCTGTTTTAGGGCATCCTCTTCATCAACATGAAGAGCAATCGCATTTCTAGCCTTACTATATCCTAGGATGTCTGCGACATCTTTCCCGACAAACCACGGCTCGTCATCAATTGTCAAAGTACGGACTTCTTGTCCGTGAAAATTAAAAATTTCGTTCATATCCTACTCTCCTAATTCAACCCAAGTTTCGTCAATTCTTAAAACGTCGCAAACTCGGTTCTTTAATTTGTCGCTACCTTTACCGTATTTCAATAATTCTGAAATGGTAGATTTCTTCACTCCACAAGCACGAGCAAGGTGTGTTTGTGTCATTCCTTCTGAATTCAGTTTATCCTTAACTAGCCGAATCCATTTTTGATGTTGTTGGCTCATTTCTGACCTCCTTTTTAAAAAATTATCTAAAAAGTTAGCGAACTACTTGACAAATTCTAAAACTAGTTTTAGAATAAAGACATAGAGAAAAGACCTACTAAAGTAAGTTTTACCTATAGAAAACGGACGCCAATCAGTTTTGTAAGGCTTTATTTTTTAGTTGTCTAGTTCGCTAACTCTTTAGCTTACGAATACTATTTTAAAACTAGTTTTAGAATTTGTCAACAGTTTTTATAATTAATTTTAAAATATTTTTTCGTAATGCTTAGAAAGGTTGATAAAACAATGTTCTTAGCATTCGATAGAATCAAAGAATTGGCTGATAAACAGAAAATTTCTTTAAACATTCTAGAAGAAAAATTAGGATACAGCACAAATTATCTTTATAGTCTGAAAAAAGGTAACCCAAAATCTGATAGATTACAAGAAATAGCAGATTATTTTGGTGTTAGTACAGACTACTTACTAGGCCGTACTGAAAATCCTAATCTTGCCGATGATACAAAAGAATACATATGGCAGGGAAAAGTTCTCAATGTTGAAGAAATGGCATCTAATGTCATGATGTTTGGTGGCCGAGAATTAACAGATGAAAAGAAGAAAATCATCCAGTCTATCATTGAAGGTTATCTCAAAGAAGCTGGTGATTAGAGGTACTGCTTAGTGACCGAAAAAGAAATTATAAGTCATTTTCAGATTCGTATTATCGATTTTGATGGAGATTTGATGCCTGATGAACTTGGATTTTACGAAAAAGAAACTAATACAGCTTTCTTGTCGAGTAAACTCAGTAAAAAAGAGAGGGTTAAGGTCCTACTTCATGAACTAGGACACAAGGACCACACACGCTCAGAGTACCAGAACGCTCGACTACGTTGTGAAAACGAAGCTGATAGGAATATGATCCATCATCTCGTAAAAGATGCGATAGAAAGCTTAGATGACCCTACAGAGTTTGATTACCTCAAATTCATGTCCTACTACAATCTTAAAACCGTGACAAATGAAATCATGGTAAAAGAGGAATATTATAATTTAGCAAATATAATTTAAGGAGATGTTATGAACAAAGAAAAAGATTCTAAACCTTTTTATAAAAAAGTTTGGTTTTGGATATTGGTAGCTATCTTAGCTATCGGTGGTTCAAATGCTCTTACAAAGCAAACGTCAAACAAAGCAGACGAAGAAAAAGCAAGTGCGCTTAAAACAGCTCGAGAACTTGTTGAAAGTAAGGCATCATTTTCTGAGAAAACACTTCTTTGGTATTTAACAGAAAGTGCGAGTCACAAATATTCAAAGAAAGCTGCTCAGTATGCTGTTGAGAATGTTGGTGATGTTTGGGTTAATGAAGCGCTCGATATTGCAAAAGAAGAAAGAAGTGAAGGTAAGACTGACCAAGAAATCCTTAAAAGTTTGACAGATAAAGATGCTCAGTTTACTGAAGAGCAGGCCCTGAAAGCTATTGAAAAACTAAATGAATAAAAAAAGCCCCACAATCGTCCTCGCCAAAGTTTGATTGTGAAGCTTATCCTCTATAAAAATCAGCCATTAAAAAGGCCTCTTTTCTATACCCTATTTTACACCATGAAAGGGGTGATGTCAATATTCTCAATGTTTAGACCTTGTCCAGAAGCCGATAAACAAGGAGAATACAATGAAATATAATAAAACAAAATACCCAAATATCTATTACTATGAAACTGCAAAAGGCAAACGTTATTACATCAGACGCTCTTTCTATTTTCATGGTAAAAAGAAAGAGATTACTAAAAGTGGTCTCACAACCCTTCCACAAGCTCGTGCAGCCTTGACAGAGATTGAGCAACAAATACAAGACCAAGAATTAGGTATCAATACGAATCTAACGCTTGATCAGTATTGGGATATCTATTCTGAAAAGAGATTGTCAACAGGGCGCTGGAATGACACTTCCTACTACCTCAATGACAATCTCTATAAGAACCATATCAAGCCAAAGTTTGGTTCTGTCCAGCTTAAAAATTTGGATAGAAATGAGTATGAACTCTTTATCGCTGAAAAGTTGCAGAACCATACCAGATACACTGTTCAAACTCTCAATTCCAGCTTCATGGCATTGCTGAATGATGCCGTTAAAAGTGGGAATCTGCTCTCAAATCGCTTGAAAGGTGTCTTTATTGGCCAGAGTGATATCCCTGCTGCTAACAAGAAAGTGACTCTCAAAGAGTTTAAGACTTGGATAGCAAAGGCAGAAGAAATTATGCCAAAACAGTTCTACGCTCTTACCTATCTGACAATTTTTGGATTGAGAAGAGGAGAAGTCTTTGGATTGCGCCCTATGGATGTCACTCAGAACGACAGCGGACGGGCTATACTACATCTTAGAGATAGTCGAAGCAATCAGACCTTGAAAGGAAAAGGAGGGCTTAAAACGAAGGATTCAGAGCGATATGTCTGCCTTGATGATATCGGAACAGACCTAATCTATTATCTGATAGCTGAAGCCTCTAAAATTAAGCGAAAGTTAGGAATTATCAAGGAACAACAAAAAGATTATATCACCCTGAACGAAAAAGGTGGTCTCATCAATCCAAACCAGTTAAATAGAAACTTCAATCTAGTGAATGAAGCGACAGGATTGCATGTAACACCTCACATGATGCGCCACTTCTTCACAACTCAAAGCATTATTGCAGGGGTTCCGCTTGAACAATTAAGCCAGGCGCTGGGCCATACAAAAGTCTATATGACCGATCGTTATAACCAAGTTGAGGACGAACTTGCTGAAGCGACAACAGACCTATTTCTTAGTCATATTCGCTAAAAAATCCCCGCCAAAATCTCAAAAAGTCCCCGCCAATTCCCCGACCAAAATCCGAAAAATATCGAAAAATATCGAAAAATGATTTTTAGAATAGTCCCCAAAAGCCTGAAATAGAGCCAAAAAACTCCACCTGATTGGGTGGAGTTAAGGGAGATTATTATGAAAAAGAAAAGTTTAGGATTTCATTAAATAAAGTTAGGAGGTCTTTATTTAATGATTATAT